GCAAAAGCAAACCTGCCGAGAAGTTACAAACTGTAAGAGAATTAAGTCTTAAATTTATTTAGTGGACACTAGTGATACATATTACCTCTATGAGCCTTAACCCAATGGTATCTTATCACCTTGCCTTTCGCTACCTTATTATATATAGGCTGTAAGTCTCCTAACTTGCAAGCCTGTATTCTCTCTATAGCCACTTGGCAATCCACATATACATCAACAGAACACAAAGGAGGGCAATCACCCAATGCTTGAATGACCGCCCTTATTTCGGCTCTCACCGAATCGTTCACTTTGGCTGTGATAAATGTATATTTCCCACTATTGATAATCGCTCCCTTATGAAGCACAAGCCAACCGCAACCACACTTGTTGTTCTTACTAGAGCCATCAGCATACACTTCATAGCGCACACCTTTAGCCTCATCAACAATCATCTGAGCAACAACCTCCAAAGAGTCATTGCTCATCACATTGGCTATTTGCTTGGCTTTCTTCTTCATAAGCGATTAAATCAAACCTCGTTCCTTGAACTCATTCATCAATGGGGTTGCCAAGACCTCAATATCTGGATGAGGCTTTCCGGTAGTTCCTTTTGATCGCAAATCGAAGAAATGAAGCCAATCACTCACGAATGCTGTATGAATCAACTCCGTGTTGGTATCAAGAGGAAGTATCGTTCTCGCATCCTGTGGCTTAAGACCATCATCCTTGACCAAAGACAAATACATCATTTCGCATACTCTATTGGCAAACCACCATTTTTCTACCGGACTCCAATGCTCATAGCAGCCGATGTTCTTTGCTAGGTCAACGAATGTTCCACCATCAAAAGACGATGGATTAACCGCATCATTTTCGCTTATCCACTTTGGTTTATTTATTGCAATCTCACCCCCGAACTTATTCTTGCTATAGTTGCAATATCGGGTGCTCTGTTCCGCTACGGAATCTACACGATGTCTGTTAGCCTCTCTACTTACCGCAATCTGAGTAGTAAAGCGGACGGTTATTCGCTTCTCATGCCATTTCGTAGGCTCGCAGATATAGTCCAAATCCTCAAACCAGTTGTTTTCAACTATCACTCTGTAGTTGGTTGTGATATAGTAGTCGCTGCCAATCTGCATCACCTTTGAATATTTGTTCTCACGATAGTGCTTGACCAACAAAGACTCCGGTACAAAGAAGTCATTATCGTAAGCAACATGGAGATAAATTGTTCCATGCTCACACATGGCAAGATGATTGCTGCTTACCATACGCTCAACGAAAGGCTTTGCGCTGTCTTTATCTATCTTCATACTTGACGCATAACATGTGCGACCGCACAACTCTATCTGCTTATAAACTCCATCCATGCCCTCACCTTGGGATAGGATTTCATATCTCGGTTCTAATATCTTCATATCCTTATAAGTTTTAAAATTCGACCACAAAGATAGCTATTATATTCCACTCTACCAAAAATTAGCACTCAGTTTAACAACACTTATCTATATTGTGAAAAACAAAAACTTTCACCATAAAAAAAAGAGGAGAGTGCATCGCGCATTCCCCTCATACTCGATTATATATCAATATTACTACAGTTTAATTGTGTGCCTCACCGCTTGCAAACATATCCGTCTGCTCTGATGATTTATATCCGATGATTTCCAACACCTCCCCAAACTTGTTGTCATACCACTTTGGAATGGTTTGTCCAGGCACATCCTTGTAGATGTCATTCAAAGCATACACCAAACCTTTCTCGGTGACAGAATAGTACTTGTGAACCTTGCCATTTGTACCCTTTCGGGTCTTCTCTTCCAATAAGCCAGCAGCCAATGCCAGCTTATTGAACTTGATGGCTGATAACTCAACACCACGTTCTTTCAATAATTCACTGACTGCGTGCGAAGCACCATTCGGAGCGTGGACGTAATCGGGAACCGGAACACCATAAGGCTTTGCTATCTGGCTCACCAACTGCAAGCGAGCAGCATCACTATATCGCAACGAATCCATTACCCAATTGGCAACCGTCAACTTGTCTTGCAAGAAACTTTGCTGAGGCTTCACTTGCTCGGCTTGCATTTTGGCTTGTGCTTGCTCACGATGCTTGATTTCCAACTCCTCCCAACGCAAAATCAACTTCGCTCTTGCCTCATCATTAAACTTAGTCGCAATGTAAAGACTCTCACGTTTGGTAAGGGAATAACAAGGTCTTGTCTCTCCCTTTTGGTCTTGGTAATTAACGAGCTTAAAACCTAGCCCGTTAACCTTTACCCATGCTACCTCCATCTTACGAATAGACTGCATAACATTCTTATGCAACTTATTTGTCATAGTTGCAATTTCTAACGAGGTGATTCTTTCTTCATTACCACCTGCTTCGCCAGCATTAACACTGCTCGATGGGAACACTGGCGGATTCACCATCATCCGGTTTACATTTTCTGTCATAGTAACTCCAAATTTAAATTGTTAATAATTATATTTGGCTGTGGTGGAAACGAAAAGCCCCATCCGCTAAAGTCACGAGTGCGGACAGGGCTTGTGTCAACCGTCCACTTATGTAAGGCGATGAACGGAATGACGATGCTCCACGCTTGGAGCAAATGAAAATATTTATTTTGTAAAATTATTCAAATGTCAGTCAGTCGTGCGCCTTACTTCACAACCTTGTTATTTCGGCTGCAAAGTTAATGCTATTTTCTTTAACTTGCAAACGCTTTAGTGTTTAATTTAAAACATTAACGTTTGTTTTGCTTTGGAGGACTTCTGTCTTCACCAGCACGACCAATTCTTATGGCACTTTTCTGCACATTACTTCTTCTTTCCATTGCTCACGGAATTTAATAGTTAAACTTCAAAGATAATGTGCAGTTGCTCGGGTGTGCCTCACCTTATATATTGTTACGCTACCATTAATAGCATTTCTTTTGATTGCATCTGAATCCATTGGCAAGCATCCTTTCGGAAAAAGATGTCAGAATCGAACCGCTTGCCATCCACGATAATGTGACTACAATTGCATTCGAACTTATGGTTTCGGGTCAATGGTATCAAAAGGTATGTATCACCCTCTTTCTTGTCGTACACAAGCGTCAAATCCGTGCCGATAACCTGTGATACCACCTTGTGCTCATCTGAGCTTAAAACACCAATCTTGCCATCATGCTCAACATAAAGAGCATCCATCAAATTCTTATCCATATCTCTTAAATATTTAATGTTCAAAGTCCGGTGCAGTTTAGCGTGTGCCTCACGAAATCTATTACAAGTCACACTCGTATGAGTATTGCTTTTTCAGCTTGTTCAATGCATTCTCGGTAACGTAGTAGATGTCATCGAAATACTCGCTTTTCTTGATGCTTCGGCTTTCCTTCAGCTCTACCTTGTGATTGAATGTCACTTCGTAGCGGTTAGCGATGCTTGTAATCAAGAAATCGACCTCACGCTTATGTCTGTCCAGATCGGTCTCTTTATACTCTCCACGCTTGAGAAATGCGTCCTTGTTCGTCTCTTCGATGGTTGCAACCATGTTGCCTTGCATCACGATAATCTTTGCGCTCATATCTAGTTTCTTTTTAAATCGTTAATAACCTTGTTAAGCAACTCTAATCAAGTTGTAGTTCTTGAATTGTCTCCACTCGCCCTTGACTTCATCCCAATACTTTGTGCAGTCCTTGCAAGCGTAACCCTTGCCGTTTGGAGTGTAGTCAATATGACTCTCCATCAAAGTGCCGAAAGCCTGACGAATCTCACCATTCATTTTCTGAAAGTAGAACTCAACGACCTGCTTCTTCATGCGAGCCTTCAGTTTGATAACCTGCCAAGCTTGCTTCAAGCATTCTGCCCAACTCATATAAGCACCTTTAAGCTGAAAGGCTCTGTGTGCCATATTCATCACTTCTCTCATCATATTCTTAAATGTAGTAGCCATAATCTTTCAATTTTAAACGTTAAACTTAAATTACTTACTTTGCAAGTCCGATGCTCTCACGCAAGAAGCTCTTAGCCTCATCGTTGTTCATATTGAGCTTTATTGTTATCATATTCAACATTCTATCAACATCTTTTTGGGTGTTCATTCTGTTGCTTACGAACTCTATCATAACGAACTTCTGAATCAAGTTTCTTCTTATCATTGAAGTAGTCATATTGCTATACCGTTTTACGAGTGCCGACTCGGAGGTGCAACCTCAGCTAAATTAATAATGTTATTGTGACCTTTGTTTCTTAATCACGATGCAAAGATACTAAGTTTTATCCTAACTGCCAAATATTTTATTAAGTTTTATCCTAACTTTAACCTTTGTTTGCTGATTTAATATACAAATTAAGATATGTTTGCATAGTTAGGTTAAAAACTTAGTTTTTCATAATAAGTTTGGCTGTTTGCGAAAATATTTGTATCTTTGCAACATCAATAAATAAAGTTAGAACTTAATATATAATAAGGTATGGATATACGAGGCATAATTAAACGAAAAGGCTTTACGCTAACGTATGTAGCGGATAGGCTGACTAATAAAAAAGGTGGTAAGGGAGTATCTTTGCCATCCTTGATACAAACTATTGATGGGAATCCGACTGTCGCTAGTCTTCAGGAGATAGCAAGCATTATAGGTGTAACGCTTGCAGAACTAGTTTCCGAAGCTGATAGTTCTGATTTCATCGCCCTAATAAAACAAGGTGGTGAGTTGTATTCCGCATCGTCCATTGCTGAGGCTAGGGACGTGCTGGACAAGTTGGAATGTGTTAAGTAACGTAAGGAACATTCCTTGCAAGTATTAATAATTAAAACTTTTACGGCTATGAATGATTTTTTCAATTTGAGAGGTACAGCGGTATTCCGTGTTCTCTCGTTAATTAGTACAGTAGCACTATGGTTAACTATCTTATTGTTTGCCATCGGCTTGATGATGGGCTTCTTTGGAGAGCAGGAGACGAAGGCGATAGGATGGGCAACGGTTGGATTCTCAATCTCTTCCTTTATCTCTTGCCTATTCATGTTCGGCTTCTGCTACCTGATTAAGATAGCTAAGTCTTACGACAAGGACAAACAAGAGGATAATAAGGAAATAGTATTCCAATACAAGGGTTACAAAGGCACTTTCACAAAGGATGACAATACTGGAAGGTTTGATGGCCACATCATCGGGACAAGCTATTCCTACTCTGGCTACAGCCTTTCAGAGACAGAACTTGCATTTCAAGCGAGAGTTGACGAATTACTGGAAGAAAAGAAACTATAAAAAAGAAAGAGGAGCGCATCATACGTTCCTCTTCTTTGTTTACAATCTACTCATCTTGTCTTTTAATTCGTGAATATCATTGAATGCTTGCAGCATAGGCTTATGCCATCGCTCTTGTCGCTCATCAATCGACTGCAAGTACATCAAGCTTTGTGCAAGGATAGTCCTACCCTCATCAACCGCTAACCAAATGTTACCTACATTACCCATAATAGTATTCACGCTAGCCGTTAATAAGCTACCCTCTGTACCACCATCACGAGCCGCAATAGCATCCAACTTGGTATTTATGAGCTTTGCTTCCTCATACGTTCCCTCTGTGGCGATCTGCACCGCAGTTAAACGACCATTCAACTCTTCTCCTGTATCTTGGCTCATTGATTCAAAAGAACCGGAAGAAGCGGACTGCTCGTAAGATTGCTTGTAACCCGTAATATCAACAATATTATCACGAATAGCCAAACCCTCTTGAACTATCTTGTCATACTCTTCTTTAAGATTATTCAATTCGGTTGGCGTGAGCTGCCTTCCTCCATTCTCCTTCATCTTGTTTGCCCAGCTCTCATAAAGAGGCTTAAGCTTTTTATTCATAAGGTCTCCCAAAGCGAAGTTAAGCATCGACTGGTTGAGCATTGTAGTGAAGTCATTAGAAAAATCCTTTGCAGACTTACTCATATCCATAAGATTGTTTATGAAGTCACTCTTCATCGAATCAAAGGTTGTTTGAGTCAAATTCTCATTGATTTGCTCCGTCAACTCCTCTAGTTTTCCCGCCAGTTCTGTATATTGCTCCCAATATTCCGTCTTATCATACTTACCTTGGTCGGTCATGTTCTTCCATACATCCGCATTATGTGTACGAATGTCAGCCATCTGCTCTGGAGTGAGCTTATATATATCCTCCAAGGAATTAACCTTGTTTATCGAAGAATTGGTATAACCGCCTCTGACTGCCGATTGCTGTGCCAAAGTCTTATTGATTGCCGCATAATCTTGTGCAGAAAGATTCCAATAATAAGCATTTGAATGGTGTGCCCCATGATACCCCATCTGTGTTTTGAGAATATCCATCGTTTGGGTATTAACCTGCTTTTGGGCATCATAAGCAGCATTATAATTGCTGACTGCCGTATAACCGGAAGACTTGTCGATAGAATCCTTTAACTTATCAATAGAATACATCAATCTGTCATTGCTCTCGGTCAGCTCTTCTGTTTTCTTCGCAACTTCTGCACCATTACCTCCGCCAATACCGAACATCTTGCCCAACGAGCCAATGGTTTTTATTCCATTCATAGCCGCACCTATGTAGTTTCCGCTTGCAAAATCAGAAAAGGCTTGTGTTCCACTGTTCAATGCATCCATTCCGTTATTCACGGCTTTACCAAAGCCTGTGTTTCCGAGACCCAAAGCATCGACTAACCCAGGAAGGTCTTTCAGCTTCTCTTGGATTTTCCTCAAGCCTTCAGCCCATTCCTCTATAGTATCATGCAAGCTCTTCTTTGCAGCATCCTGCTTTACCTTGGCTTCTTCCTGTGCCTTTCCGACTTCCTTCGTAGCCTTTCCGACCTTAACCTCTGAAACCGCCAAATCATCAAAAAGCTTACGTAACTTCTCCGTTTGGCTTACACTGAGATTCTTGGTAGAACCCATAAGTTTGTCCTTATTGGCAGAAGTGATATTACTGGTATCTATGTTAACCCCACTTTCCGCAAACACACCTTGGATTTTTCTCCTTTGGCTCATGTTATCAGCCTTGGCATCAAACTCCCCCTTTCTAGCTTGTGCCAATCGGTCTTGCGCATCCTTCGCCTCATCAATAAGCCTACGGTGTTCACGGACTGCATCATTAACCAATCCCCATCTATCCTTCTGCTCGGAAATCGCATCATCAATCTTGTAGATTTGGTCAGATACGGTTTTCATATCATCAATTTCCAACGTACCCGAACCAAGCAACTCCTTCATCTTCTTGCGAAGGTCTTCAAGATAAGGAATACTCAATCGGTTCATATCCTGAAAGACAATATCCCAATTGATAGAATCCTTGAAATCCGAAAAATTCAACTTCTTCAACTGGTCGTTCATCTCCATTTCCGCACTCGCTGCGCCAAAAGTATCACCTTTCTCTCTAGCAAGGTCTATCTTGTCCGTGTATTCTTTCAGAATAGCATAACGTTGTTGTTCTAAGCTGCCGTATTGCTTCATGAAATCCAACATGTCCTTAATCTCTGCTTGCTGGATTTCCTTCAGCTTTAATTGCCTCTGTTTCTCAATCAAGGCAATTTGGTCTTCTGAGTTCTGCCCAATGGTCTTCCCAAGATGATTACCCTTGTCGTCAATCATTTGTGTGCTCAAGACCTCTTTGCGGTATTCCGCATCAGACTTACCCTGTTTCCACATGTTGGCTTTACGACCTTTTCCCGAATTTACCCAAACGATCTGGTCTTTCTTCTTCTTAGCCTCAACGAGTTTGTCAATAGAATCCTCTATAGCCTTTTTCTCCTTGTCAGAAGACATATTAATTTGAGCAATCTCCTTTTCGGTCTCATTCTTAATCAATTCCGTTCTTCGCTTTGACAACTTATCACTGGCTTTCTCCGAATAGGATGAAATAGACTTGGAATAGTCCTCCTCAGCCTTGCGCTTATTACCAGCCTTTGTCTCGGCATCATTCCTAGCCTTTTCAGCATCCCTAGCCGCTTTCTCTCTTGCCTTCCTCTCCTTATCTATCTCCTTTTGACTTTTCTTCGGTTTACTTTCGATGTTGTTACCTCTTGCTTGAAGCATAGCTATAGTATTTAAGGCTTGCTCTTGTGTTTCTACATGACCACCAATCTTTAAAACAGCCCCCTTCTTTGGATTAGAATCAAGCCAATGTTGTCTCGCATCAATACTAGCCTTTAATTGGGCTTGTGACATATTCTTTATCCAAGTCGGAAGTTGACTATCGTCATAATTAACCTTAATGTCAAGATGCAATTTTCTACTGCACAACTTTATTGTTTCTTGGATTTCGCTATTCATATCCTTGAAACTCATCTTAGCATGTCGGTTTTTTAAAGCTTGTTCCTCTTGCGCATAAGTCAACTTAGATGTGGCTTTTCTCGCACGTTCTGCGGCATTGACGCTATTATTTATAGAATCAACAGTACCATCCAACTCAACTTTGTTGCTAACAAGCCCATCAGTAAAGTCGTTTATATCAGGAATCATCTGAGCCACCTCAGAACGGCTATGGTGCATATTTTCGAGATAAGTTCCTATTTTTACATTCAACTCCCCTTGTAATTGGGAATATTGAGCATTCAATGCGTTGTACACCTTTAAATCTCCACCGCAAGCATTCATCTCCTTTCGCAGTTCAGCTAACTTGTCTATGTCATCCTGACTTACGAGACTTCGAATAGTACCCATTTCTACATCAGACAACTTATCATCTATAGAATCTTTAAATGAGCTGAAAGATGAATCATTTGAAGAATTATAATTATCATAAGCCTCTTGTAATTGATTTGCACGCTCCATTTCAAGAGAACGCTTTTCAATTATACCGATAAGTTCTTCTTCATGCTCCTTTAACTCATTAGCTTGCTCACTCATGCTTTGAGACTTCATTTTAGTCTCATCCAATTTTACCCCATATTCTTCATAAGCAGACTTCAATTCATTTATTGTGTCCTTATGGTCTTCTGCCTCGCCATTTTCCAAAACCGCAAACAAGGAACGAACCTTATTACTAGCCTCAGCAGCCTTATTACCCATGTTTTGAGTCTTCTTAGCAACATCTTCCTCGTCACTTCCGAACATCGCAAAAACGGACATTGCGGTTGTTACCAGAGTAATGATGGCAGTTAGAGGATTTGCAAGCATTGCAGCCCATAGCTCCCTCATACTAACGGTAACGGCATTAGTAGCCCATGTTAACACATTTTGAGCTAATGCTAACCCTTTTGTGCCAACAGATAATATAGAGGTAACAAGGGAATTCCGTTCCTTTGCTCCTGTATTTACGTTCTCGGACGTAGTATTTACATTAGTAGCCGCTGTATTAGCTATCTTTGAAGTCGAGTTTGCCGTATTAACAATAGTTTCCGAAGAAGTGGCATTTGCATTAGCACTTTTTGCGGTTGCATTGCTAGCTTCAGAAGTAGTATTGGTTTGTGTAGCAGTAGTTGCCGCCTCCGTAATGCTAATCTTACCATCCTCTATATCTATTCCTTGCTGAACAATATCCCCAATTTCATCTGCCGCTGCTCCTGTCTCTTTATAGACCTCGGTTTCATTCTCTTCGGCTTCTGTCAACTTCTCAGTCGTAGTCTGAAGTTCCTGTTGGATAGCCTTACGCTTTGCGTTAGAACTTTCGTATTCCTCATCCGCTTGCTGACGCTTTTGCATCAGCTCTTCCAATTTCGCTTGTTCAGCCTCGTATTGAACTATTGAACTATTTTCATTATCCGAAAAAGAATCCGCATAGCCACCAAATGAAGTCGTATCAACCGCCCCATTATCATAGACCAATTCCTTTTCTTTCTGTTCTATGATTTGCTGCTGCTTTTTTATTTCCTCATCAAGCTGAGCAAGGACTACTCTCTTTTCACGAGCCTCATCCATCGCTTTGTCGTAACTCTCTTGCTGCAAATCTACTTTCTTCTGTAAGGCGTTAGTTTCCAAAAGAGCCTTACCATAAGCGGTTTCATTTGCCTTGGCTATTTTTTGTTTAAGGTCAGCCTCAGCCTTTGCTTGTTCCGCAGCCTTATTTGCAGCAGCAATGTCGGCTTCTTGCGATCTTTTTGCACGCAACTCTTCTTCTGCGGCTTCCTTGGCATTTACCGCATTTTGCCATTGGAGTTGTTCTTTCTCCGCAAGCCTTGTCTGCTCAACCAAGAGGTCACGCTTCAACTGGAGTTGCTTAGCCATTTCTTCACTAATCAACCCCTCAGATTTCGCTAATTCTATCTGCTTAGATATGCGTTTCTCCGTTTCATCATCACCGATATTTTCGGTATCGGACAAAGCATTCCCCAACTCATTATAACGGCTTGCCTTATAATCTTTGGTATCTTTTCCGTTAAGATGTCGGTAATCATTTTCCATCTCCTTGAACTGAGCCATTTTTTCATCAAGTCCCTTGGAAAGTTCAACGACCTCTTGTTGTTCCTTAGCTGCCGATTGTTGCTGGGCTACAAGCAAATCACGCTTTAGCTGAAGCTGCTCTGCCATCTCTTTCGTTATGATGCCATCAGCCTCCGCCTCCTTTATTTTAAGGGATACCAATTCCTCCGCCTTGTCATTTCCTATTAAGTCAGTGTTAGCCACAGCACCTTGCAAGTCAGACAAACGCTTACCCTTATATTCTTTCGTATCCTTCCCATTATAGGAATGATACAACTCTGCTTGGTCTTTATATGCTTGTATTTGACTATCAAGATTGCTAGATATATTATCCAAAGTTGCTTGATTCTGAGCCTTCTGGATTGAAGCAGCAGCCATGAGACTTGTCTTATAAACTCCAATGGTTGTTACAGCAACACCTATGACTTTCACAAGCGTCTCCCAATTGTCAACCAAAGACGAAATCAAGTCTAAACCAGTACCAAATATTCCTTGCGACTTCTTGCCGAGTTCGTTAAACATCTGGTCAACGCTATCGCCAATGTTAGACCATTTTCCTTGCAAGGTTGTGGATTGCTTTTCCATCAGACCTCCAAACTTGCCGCCCTCTTCGGTCATGTTGATGATAGCTTTCTTCACCAAATCTGCTCCGACCTTTCCATCAGTAACCGCTTGCTGAACCTCTTGGGTTGTCTTGCCCATGATTTTACCAAGCTCCTCTGCCATCGGAATGCCTCGACCCATAAACTGACGCAAGTCCACCGTGTACATGCGGCCTTGGCTCATCGTTGTACCATACAAATACACCAAATCGTTCAGTGGAACGCTAAGACCTGCCGAAATATCACCAAGATGAACAAGAATATCATTAACCTCATTTGCAGCCGTACCATAAGCCAACAACTGCTTCGCTCCATTCGTTATCGAACTCATATCGAAAGGAGTTTTCGCAGCCGTTTGAACGAGTTGGTTCATCAACGCTCCAGCTTTCTGCTCACTACCAAGCATTGTAGTGAATGAAATTTCAAGTTGCTGGAATTGTGAACGAACATTAAAAATGTGTTCTGCCAATTGCTCAAAGCCCAAACCACCGACAAGACTCATCGCTAATTGCTTGGCATCACCACCGAGACGATTGAATAAAGATGTTGCACCCTCACCGACAGAAGGAACTTTCTTCATCTCCTCAATCATTCCTGCAAAGGCATCAGTCATCACCTTTACGTTATCTGTAGTCGCATTAGAAGAACCTGAATAACGAACATACTCTGCCTGCATGTTTTGCAATTCTGTTCTTGCTTGCTTTCCTAATCCGGTAAGATTCTCGTAACGCCTTTTCTCGTCATTGAGTATGGTGGAATTTTCGTTAATATCACGGTTAAGTATAGTTGAAGTACCAACATCTAAACCTCCTTTGCGAAGTTTAGACTGCATCTTTGCTATCTCAGAAGAAAGCTTTTCTATCTTTCTCTTACTGGCATCAGCTTGCAATTCAAAAGCATATGTTTCCCTTGTCAAAGATTGCATTTTCTTGGCATAATCACTGCTCATCACCAAAGCATAGCGACTCATTGCGGAACTAAGCTCTGTTATCTTTTGCTTTTGTTCCGCATATTTATCCGTGAGGTCTTGAACCACAGATTTATCTGTCGCTCTCGAAGTCTTCAACAACTCACCTTGCAATCTTACAAGCTCTTGCTTGGCTTGCTTGATTTGGTCGAAATTCGCTTTGATATTAAATTCTAGCTGTGCCATCCTTATATGATTTTATTGGCAAAATTAGCTAATAATCAAAGGAATAACGAAAGAATAAAGGTGTGCTATTTCACAAAAAATTTAAGTGCAAAGAATAATGTCTAGATACAAAAAAGCCTTCCACATTCACATGCAGAAGGCTCGGTTGTTTACTTATTTTTCTTCTATATATAAAGACCGTCAAATCACGACAGCCTGTAATTCTTTTGAAATTCCATGTAAGCAATCAAGAATTTGCTGCTTACGTTTTTTGCTAGGCTCATGGATTCCCATTGCATACTGACGCATCAGAGAAGCATTAATGCCAGCTTTCTTTGCGACACCATTTATATTCAGATATGAAAAATAATCGAAGAAAGAACCTATATCATACCGGAACTCAAACACCAATTCAGGCATTTGCTTTCCCTCTTCTTCAAGAAGCTCTTTAATCTCTTCCTTTGCTACAAAAATATCATCCATCGCTTGTTTTGCAGAGTTGCCAAATCCGACTAGATGGAAGTCAGGAAATTTATCCACCATATAGCAAGAAAAATTCTTTTCTTCTTTACACTTTTCTACTTGTATAATTACCTTTGTTGCCATAATTCCGATTCTAAACTTTAAAAAGAGGTCTTAAACTCATATCAACTTCTTGCTATATAAGCGAAAAATTGCTGGGCTTAAAGCCCAAGCAATCTTTCAAGAATACTGTCGTAAGTCTTTCGAGAAACTTCACGACTGCCGTGCCGTGGCACTGGACATTTAAGTTTTGTTGTTGGACTAAACCAAATGTCGTGATTACCACCATGCCGAACCACATAGCAACCTGCTTGGGTCAGCTTTCTCACTAATTGACTAGTCTTCATCATATATAATAGAAGAAATTAATAAATAAGTAAAAGACCTCTTTTGTCCTTAAGACAATGCAAAGATATAACTTTTTTGTTATATAGCCAAATTTTATGGTAACATTTTTATTATATTAACCACAATTAACCAAAAAAGAGCCACCCCGAAGGATGGCTCGCTAAACTTTACTATACTAAACTGTTCTATACTGGGCTTCGCTGCACAACACTGTACTGCGCTGTACTGGACAACACTTAACTAAACTGCCCTTTATTTTAAATTAGCGAATACATCACGAACTTTTGCAAGTTTTGCCAATGTATCGTAATACTTAGATTGCTCTTCCATAGGCAAAGGTCGAACATTGTTTATGATGTCAGAACCTTGCTTTAATGCCTTCTTGATGTCGCTTATCATTTGGTCGTAGCCATAACTGGCTTGCTCGTTACTAGGAACAATCACATAGCCATTGCCCCAAACGTTTCGAAGGCAACATTGTTTATTTTTCAACAAGTCCTCACGCAATTTATCAACCATTGCCATGTACGTAAATTGCTGCAATTGGATAGCCTCAATATAAGCATCTACATCCTTATCATAATCTTCAAAAGCAAGTTTCGGTAAACCAAACTTCTCCTTCAACCACTTATGAGGAATAAGCTGACCTTCATCAAAGCTTGCTACTAACTCTTCTTCGAATGCTCCTAGCACTTCATTTGTTAATTCCTTTACACTTTCCATAATTTTTATTTTAACATTGTTCTCTGCCAAGGAATCGAACCTTGATGAATACCATACAGAGAAACCCTTTACTTCTCTAAACTAAACTAGACAAAACTCCACTTCACTTCACCTTATTAAACTGGACTTAACTAAACTGGAATTAAGCTCCCCATAGAAGAATCGAACTTCTACTAGCACCATGTGGGGATAACCAACTTATTTTATCACCTTTGCTTCAAACTTTCCATACATAGCTCGGAATGTACCTAAATGGTATCTAAGACCAGCAACCTCGAACAACTTAACAATTTGGTCTCGGTCTAATTGACTTTCATCATACCAACAAGTGCATTCTGTACTCCACTCTGGGAATATCGCACGAGTAGCAAGAACCTTTGCGCCTCGAATACCAACGGCACGGCAATCTACATAAATGCCAAGCTCATAAAGTTGCTCAGGAGTTTTATCCGCATCCTTGAACTTCAACAAACCATCATCCATAACACCAAAAGAACGCTCAACCTTAGCACCAAGACGAATCTCTTTGGCAGCACATTTAACGGCTTGCATAATGTGCGAACTAGGGATGATGTATTCACCTTTTGTATTCTGATACAAGGATGCCAAGAACTTCAATCGACATATCTCCAATTGGTCTTCTTCAGTCTTTCGTCGCTTACTGGTCAGATTGGAAATCTGCTTTGTGTAAGCATCAAATGGAGAGACTGTTCTCGGATTATTCAACATCAATGGACTAACACCAACCAACTTAAAACTAATTGTCTTCATACTTTTCTTTACTTTTAAAATTAGACACGGCAGTTTTACAGGTATGCCTCTTACCTTTGGGGCAAAACAAAAGCCCCGCCCGCTTATTGTCGTGAGTAGCGAACGAGGCTAAAAGTATAGAAAAGTCCGAAGACTTCTAAATTTCTTCTTATCCCAGTAACCATGCTCACGACTTCACGGCTAAACCATTTCTGATTTCGTTTGCAAAGGTAAGCATAATTTCTGAAACACGCAAATTATTTAGTGTATTTCTTTATCCTTTTAAACTTTATTTTCTTTTAAAAACCTATTTTAAAAATTACACCTTATTATATTATCAGTCTTGTAATATGCCAAACAAACTATTTTTAAACTAAAACTGTTAATAGCCTAAGTTTACAACACTCCAAGAGCCATCACTATTCTTCTTGACAACACCATGCAAATCAACGAATTTCTTCTGACCACCATAGGTTGAACGCAAAGAATAAGAAACAGTTACCTCATTTCCACTGACACTTTCTTTTTTGACCTTGAAGACATTTGAACTTTCTGCACCTACAGCACTAGAAGCATTACTAATATCCCATTCCATTTGAAGTGCGTTTTCAATAGAATGTAAATCATCATCTGAAACATATACGTAATTTTCGCTTGTAGAAGATGATGTAGCATCTGATTCTTCAGAAGAAATTGAAGATATTGTTCTTTCAATTTCTTTTGGGTCTTTCCATTTTCCTTGAACTATAGCATACACATAATGTTTTTTATCTTTATCTTTAACAAATAAACTTTCTAGTTCCCAATCATCAGGAGAAGTTATTGGAACTGAAACATTTATTGTAAAGTTAAAAGTGCCATTTTTACCATCAATGACACCATCGACTATTCCTTCATCTTGAAACTCACCATAATCATAATTCTTTGATAAATCAGTAAAGTGACTTTTCTGTAATTTACAATCTTTACCAAAGTACTTTTCAAGAACAATATCACGTATCTGAGCACAACGATTCTTTGACATGATTTTTTCAGCCAATTCATTCCTTGCAATTTGCTCCTCTATTGTTAATTCCTTCTTCTTGTTGCTACAACCTACACCTACCAACAAAAAAGAAAACAATAAGGACATCAACAGAATTTTCTTCATAATCCCATACTTTTAATTATTGAACTTTGCGGGAACACCCCACGTTACTTAACACTTTCCAGCTTGTCTTAGAATAACAAACACTTTTGCTCTAATTTTCAACGACTTGTATTTTTATTACAAAAGTATTGTTGTTTTACATTTCGGCTTCATTGTACTCATAATCCCAGAGGAATAACTTGCCTTTGACGTTTCTAATCGGCTCATCGAACAATTTAGCATTCTTCAAGAACCAATGATATTGGAAATCTTCAGCAAACGCATCCGGATAAGCCTCATGAAACTGAATATCATCCAACTCTACGCTGCCGATAATGGCTGACGTTGGCAATTCTTTGAAGTCTGGAATAACAATACCATGCTCTTGGCAATATTTCTTCATTGCGCTCTCCTGCCATCCGTCAAGTTTTTCAGGTTTGGCTTGGCTAGCATGAATAAGGAAACGACCACGGAACTTTCTATTCCAGGTTCTGTTTTCAATGGTCTTGCAGCCGATAGCGATTAACCAAGCATACGGCTGACGAATTGATAATACTTTCATAAGCTCATTGTTTTGTTGTTTGCATCCGCAAAGGTAATAAAAACCTTCGAGAAATGCAAGGAAACTCTAATTTATTTTCATGTTTTCTAAAAATAATCTTGAAATAGCTTGCATCCTAAAGGCGGTAAAAGGTTAGATCCTCTTCCGTCTTTTCTTTCTGATTCTGTCCCAATCCGGTTTTAGCACATCCATTGAGCCGACCATCGCCTTGTACTTGTCGCAAAGTTCACCCTCGTTCATAGAGGAACGGAAAGTGTACATCTTATGACATACTCCCTTGCTACTTGCAAGAGATTGTTGGGTTGCTAGCGTGGCTGCGCCCTTGCGAGTGCTTGGGTGACTTACTACCACTCCCCAATTCGGCAATGCCCTGCCGAAGTATATTCTCAGCTGCGAAGAGGTCTCTAGGATGAACTGCACCACAACTAGGACAAGTCCAAACCCTATCAACCAATGACAGCTTATCATTCTTATAACCACAAGTACAGAGACGGCTCGATGGGAAGAAGCGGTCTATCTTATGAACCTTAACGCCATACTTCTTCGCTACGTGCTCCAACTTCACAATGAAATCGCCATGAGCCAAGTCTGACATCTTTCGTCCCCAACGTTTGCCCATACCCTCCAAGTTCAAATCCTCCAAGCAAATCAAGTCGTATCGCTTGCACAATTCGTGAGCCAACTTCCACTGGAAATCGGAACGTTTGTTCACGATATTTCGATACAATCGCTCCAACTCCAACTTCTTGCGTTTGCGGTTGTTGCTGCCCTTCTTGCACTTGGAAAGATTGCGAGACTTGCGCCTAAGCTCCTGCAAGTCAGCTTTAAGGAACTGAGGGTTGTTAATCTCACGCCCATCACTCAAAGTCATGTACTTCTTCAATCCGAAGTCGATGCCCACGGATGCACCATCGTGTGACTTTCCGTAAGGCTCGGCTTCTTTATCTAAGCAAAGGATGAAGAAGTACTCGCCCAGCTTGTTGCGCTTAACTGACACCCTCTTGACTTTACCATCATAAGGACGGCTCAGAGAGAACTTGAAGGACTTCTTAATACTGCTAATAGTCAAACTATTATCTTTTAAAGAATATCCGTTTTGTTTATATACTATTGATGAAAAATCTATAGCTTTCTTAAATTTTGGTGGACGCTTCGCATCATGCTTAAAAAAACGCTTATAGGCTATATCTAAACGTTCCAATATCTCTTGAACTGTTTGAGCACACAACAAATTGCGTTTAATGCGCTTTGCTTGATGCTTTTGCATATCATTCAACTTGATATACTTATGATACAACTTATAGTACCTCTTCTGCAAGGCAAGCGCATGATTCCAAACATAGCCAGCCTCTCGGAGCATCTTATCCAAATGCTTCGTCTTCTTTGTCCGATATAGCTTGTACTTGCATGAAATCATATCTCTTAATTTTAAACAGTTTTTTAATTGGTGTGTCTCACCGAAATCCACTTGCAAAGATACAAAATTTCTTCCATACATGCAAGGAAATCGGCATAAACTTTCACCGAAAATTATAATTAATGGCAGTTGTTAAGGTATGCCGCTCACCTTGTGGCTCTACTCGCTTATCCTGTTGGTTAATATTGCTGTTTATTCATGCTCAGGAACATATAATCCCACCATCAAGGAACGGATTCCATCCACCTCCTGCTCCGGTGCTATCAATACAAGCCCCTCGTTCATGCTTTCCAACTTGAAAATCTTTGAGGTGACAACCTCATAATAATCTAGTACATTCATTGTATATTACTTTATGTGCCTACGAAAATGCATATTCATGCTAAATTTCGTTAACCGTATTCATTTTTATTATTATAGTTCATATTCTTGTCTTCTATAATTAGTTTGTACGTTCAAGCACTTCAATATACTGGATAGAGCTACAATCAATATATTTACGTGTAAACACTACTGTACTTCCACTCCCAATCATAAGTGTTCTGTTCTTTGTATTGCAATTGAAAGAGGTTTCACCACCAACACTATTGAAGTCGAAACTTATCTTTGCCCCACTTACCAAGTTGATAGTTCCACTAAGACCTTTGTCCTCGGCTTCGCCCAATATCACATTCACATGACCTGCATCCATATTCTTATCTAATCAATTATTATAAACCTTCTTTGCTAAATATGCGAATGATGGAATCGCTATCAATGTAGTCTCTACTTCCATCCGTATCAATTATTGTCACAAGATGTCCCTCCTCGTCTAAGATAATATCATCTGTTATAGTAAACTTCTTTATATGCTTACTGAAGTTTACATGAGATACCTGCCCATTTACAAGTGTAATTGTCACAAGGCAACCACACTCCTTTGCATCTTCTAAAATATTTTTGATTTCTTTAATCTTCATAACTATATTACTTTAATTCTTGTTCTACAATATCGTAATTATCTCACGTTTCGCCTTCACTATCAGATATATGAAAGAAAGAATCTGAGACATTGCATAGATAATCATCGCAATTCAAAACTCGCTTGTAATTCTCCAAAGTGTTCATTCCTTTGTGTCTTATCGCCTTTCTAGCCTTATCTCTGGTATCGAAGACTTCTGCATCAACCTAAACAGCTTCACCCAATCCGTGTTGGTACGAAGAAATTACTACATATACTTTCATAGCTTAAACCTCCTTTTTATTACGCTACCTTAGATAACGTTTCTTTATCGATCTCAATCCACTGCGTACCATCCTTACGAAAGAAGATTTCACTCTTGATACGCTTACCATCCACATCAATGCAATTACCCTTGCAGACAAAGGTGTGGTTCTTTGTCAATGGTACAAGAAGGTACGTTTTGCCGTCTCTCTTGCGTTCTACAAGCGTTTTATCCGTCCCAAGGACAACTGATACACTTTCGTCCTTATCGTCCTTTAAAACGCCTATTTTGTCTGTGTGCTCGATATAGAGCACATTCAAGAAATTCTCATCCATATTCTTATGCAGTTAACATTTTGTTATACTTCTTCTTGTTAACACCTCGTTTAACGGCTTCATAGAGTAAAGCCAAAGCAAATGTTTCATCCTTGACTTTCAAAGCCTTCAAGGTATCTCTTTTGACGTTGTAGTTCTCATCAACCTCACACAATGGCACGTAACCCTTGTGCTCGAAATTTCTTCGACCAATCGCCCAAATTTCATAGCCATCCGGAAACTCATTTGTCTTCTCGAATACATAACTGCCATCAATAAACTTTTCCATAACCAATTGTATTAAGTTCTTTACCTTATCTTTTCTTACTCCTCCCATCGGAAAGCGTTAGGGTCTTTTACAACTTTCTTGCTGGCTTCGTCCCACATATAACCATCATTAAACCACTTTGGGGCTTTACCATTGATTACACGTTTCGCCTCGGCTATGCTAGCATAGTCCGGTTCAACTACATTATCAATGCGAACGAATACCTGACCGAATACGTCCTCCACCTTGGTAATATGATGCCCTTTGTAGAACACTTCTTTCAAACACTTAGCAATTGTCTCCATATCTTATACTCTATTTCTGATTAAAACCAAATTGTAGCATCACACCATGTGAAAATATCCCAATGATGAATGTTATCATATATCACTTCTAAGTTGTTCTCTTTTACAAACTTCACAAACATATCGTAAACCTCACCATTTACGAACATATCCATAAAGCCATCTTGAACATTATATGGTTTTACTTGTACACCAATGTTCTTCAACTCACTAACAATCTCAGAATGTAACATATTCGATTTTAATTTAAAAGTCCTAAACTAAAGGGGTGATTAAAGGCTCACCCCTATAAAAAGCCTCGCCAAACACCTGAGAACGTGTATATATCTTTATGCAACTCTCAAAAAGTTATAAGCCTTGAATTGTCTCCAAGCTCCTTTCTCTTCGTCCCAATAGCGGATGCAATCTCTTGATGCTGCATGCCCTGTACCATTTGGAGTATAGTCAATGTGGCTCTGAAGGAGAGTACCAAAGGCTTGTCTTACCTCACCATTCATCTTCATAAAGAAGAACTCTACTACCTTGGTCTTCATCGCTGCCTCAAGCTTTACGACCTGCCAAGCCTGTTTCAAGCACTCAACCCAAGACATTGAACTTGATTTCAACTGATAGGCTCTATGTGCCAACTGCATTACCTTTCTCATCTTGTTCTTAATTGAAGTAGTCATATCCTCAAACCGTTTTACGAGTGCCGACTCGGCTGCATAACAGCATTTAAATTGTTAAACTTAAAGTCCTTATCTCTTAAAGACACTGCAAAGATAGCTATTTTCTTAGATGTTACCAAATATTTTATTTAAAATCTTAGATATTTAACACATAATTAACTATTATCTATTATTTTGAAAGGTTTGTTAACTAAAATCTAATTTCTTAGATGTTTTTAGTATTTTTATTTGGTTGTTTCGAAAACTTTTCATATCTTTGCACCCGTAATAACATTTAATATATTAGATATGAATATTCAAAAAGTCATCAAAAGACAAGGTTTTACCATTTCGCAGGTTGCGGCATTGGTAAAAAACCAAAGAGGAGGGGTTGGAGTTAGCCAAGGTGCGTTATCTTCAACACTAAACAACAATCCAGGCATTGAAAAGCTTCAAGAGATAGCTAATATAATAGGTGTATCTCTTTCTGAGCTTGTAGCGGACGAAAACGACCAGCAGAGAACTTCCATAATCTGCCCTCATTGCGGCAAGCCTATCGAAATCTGCGTTAAAGGAGGGGAATAAACCTCTCCCCATCTACTTAAACTCCTTTGGCATCCATCGCTCCACATACTTCTTTCGAAGGTAAGCAATTAAATTATCGTAGTCTGAAATAAAACCATCGTTGATGAGCATCGCAACCTGTCTTTCAACATCAAAAAGCTCACGTTGCTTCGCCTCCAAACCATATTCATTCCTTACTCGTATCTCATGCTTATTGAAAACTACCCAATTCAGAGCCTTGCCGATATTCGGCATCAGTTTGCGCATTTTATTATCTGGAACTATTCTTGAAACGGCAGAAGATAACTTTCGGTAAGCATCGCCACTTTCATTGCGATAATAAAGCATTTGGTCTGACACGAATTTTAGAACATCATACTTGAATACCGGATTTATCCACATAGCGAAGTCGATAAACATAAGCGGATGCATCCAAGTTCCTCCGTATTTTCCCTTGGTTTTTAAATACACCATTTTTGGGGTATTTAAATTTTCCCTTTCTATAATAGTCTTTACAAACTCTTGGGTCTTAGGAGAGTTGAAATAATTATCCAACTTTCTTTGTGAAACACCATCTTGCGCATTCCATTGTTTCAGAAGTGTCGTTGCGTTAAACATCGCATCTTTAGTTCGTTGTTCAACAACAAACTCGCCCATAGGACGTTTCATTATCTGATTTGTTTTCATTTATCATTATTGATTTATATTTTAACTTAATATTACAGCAAACCTATCGAGCTGGAGAGTAAGGCAAAGGAGGGGAAATGATATTCCTCTCCTTTAGCACTTCTATTCCTTCTCCTTCAAAAAGCCTATACCTGCATGAACATTACCCAACTTATACCAAGACTGGTCTAAAGTCATAACATAACTACTGAAGGATTCTTCCCCAATATCAAGGGTGAAGTCTTCATCTACATCAGGCTCTCCGTGTCTTACATATCCCTTATTCGGGGTGTATAGCAATCTATGATATGAGCCGCTCTCACAAATATAAAGTCCGCTATTACGCCAATCGGAACTCCAAAATTCCGGTTTGTTCACGTAACAAAGCATTACATCACCATCGTAAATAGGAATACTATGACTTCGCTCATCCTTTTCTCCAACAAACTTTTCGCTGTCAACATTGTCAGACTGACGGATAACAGATACGATGGAGTAACCATTTCCAATAAAGTCCGCTATATCAACATATGTTCTTTGCTCTCTAAGGTCAAATTCTTGTTGGCTTCTTACGCCATCTTTCTCAAAGATTACAAGTATTCTTGTGTACTTATCACCAAAATTGACCATACTTAGAATCAAGCCGTTGTTCATGTAAGACGCATAAGCTTCTTTGGCTAGTGTTAATACACGCTCTAGATATTCCAATGGCTTGTATCTAACTAACCAAGACTGACCTTTCTGCATCTTTTGCAAGTACGAATACATATTCATCGCCTCGCATTCATCTATTCCATGCTTCTTGCAGACCAACTTGAACTTATCCGGATAAACACTAGTTACAAGTCTATCCAATTCATCCATAGCTTGCATGGCTTTCAAATAATCATTTGCTTCCATTTTACTAATCTTTAAGTTTCTCAATTATATAACCACGACCTGTATAGGTACAAGACAAGCCGATATACACTAGGTGATGCAAAAGCCACCATTCCTCAATGAACGGCAATCTATCACACTTCACAAACTCATCTTCATCCTCAAAATCAGATGCCTTTTCAAATATTTCTTCCTTTGTCATTGCTTATATTGTTTATTCTAAAATCTATCAAACACACCATCCACAACGACCAACGCACAACTTACATTCTAGTTCGTTGCAGATGTCATAATATTCTTTATCCGTTATATTATAGCGGTTTAGTACTTCCTCTGTTGGAGGCTTTGGGTCAAAGTACATATCGGCACAAGCTTAAGGCTCTGCATCTTGAGCATGATGGTCATACATATCACCAAAATCATTTTGTTCGGCACTTTTTCCATTGATAGTGAATACCTCTGTACGGCAAGGTAATGCATGATGCGTTTTTATCTTTAATTCCATACGCTTTACATTTTACGATGATTATACTTTTTGATAGCATCCTTCCTAGATGCTGCCATAATCTTAACACCTTTGATGGTGAACTCATATTGCTTCTTTGGTTGACATTTCTGCTTATCGGAAGGAATGTTACCTTTCGGTGTATCGATTCTTGGACTTGTACATCCAAATGGATACTCACAAGCATAAGATGTAATAGCGGTATACATCATAGCCAAATTCATTAGTTTTCTACTCATACGCTTACTTCTTTACTATTTTAAAGATTACATTCTCTCCATCTGAGCGATACTTACCCAAACATTCGAATTTTTTTTCATTAGCACAGTGATAATCTCCATCATAAAAGAAACATTCCTCGCATGTACCACATCTAACAGCTTTAATAGTGACAATACATTTGGACTTTTCTCCAACTTTAAGCTCTTTCATTTTCTACCTCGCTTTCTATTTAAAAGTTTCTGACCATATTCCTTTGGAGAAGTTGTTGTATTGACTACAAAATTATCAGGAAACTTTGGCGACCTTTGATAAACAATAGTTCGTTAATAATTCAATAATGTGCTAAGCAGCTATACGCTGTAAGCACGAGAGATCTTTGAAAATCTTGCTAATTAAAGT